AAATAACTAGAACAAGTCATACTGCATGGACAATATCAGAAGTATCTTTCTTGCGAGGTCCTATGCAAGATCCAAATACAACTGATACAACATTAACAGCTAATGGCAGAACTGGTAGTGGCAAAACTATAACAGCAAGTGCTGATACTTTTGTATCAACTGATGTTGGTAGATTAGTAAAACTGCATGATGGCTTTGCTAAAATAACAGCATTTACTAATGCGACAACTGTAACCGCAACTGTTCAAGAAAACTCTGAAGGCAGATCTGAGTTAATGCCTTCTTATACTGCATCAACAATAGCTTTTTTTGAAGGAGATCCAAGTTCAACTGGCTTAGAGCATAATGACAGAATATCAGATACAGCGGGTGGTTTTATTACACAAGGTTTTAAAGTTGGTCAAAAATTAACAATATCTGGCGCATCCGATAGCGGTAACAACAAATCAACTGCTGTTCTAATTGTTCAAGTAACAGCGGACACTATGTTGTTTTCGCCAAGCGTTGATCTTGTCAATGAAAACGCTGGTCAATCTATAACATTAAATGGTGAGCTTGAGGCTGATAGTAACTTTAGCCTTGGAGCATTTAGCACGACAACTGGTCATCCAGCAGCGGTTTCTTTTTTTGAACAACGCCTTGTGTTTGCAAATACAACTGCACAACCACAAACATTATTCTTTTCTGTTGGTGGTAGCTTTGAAGATTTTGCAGATGGTATAGATGCTGATGATGCTTTGACTTACACAATAGGATCTAACCAGGTAAATGTTATTAGATACCTAGCATCAAGTAGAGTTCTTATCGTGGGAACAAGTGGCGGTGAATTTGCTGTAAGTGCCAGCGGATCTGCCGAGCCATTGTCACCAACAAATGCACAAATAAAACGCCAAGCTAATTATGGATCTGCAAATATACAACCTATTCAAGTAGGCAATGTTACAATGTTTGTGCAAAGAGCCTCAAGGAAAGTAAGAGAATTAGTCTATAATTTTGATTCAGATAGTTACCAAGCTCCAGATTTAACAGTATTAGCCGAGCATATTACTGATAGCGGTATAACAGAAATGGCTTTTCAGCAAGAGCCAGACAATATTGTTTGGTGTGTTCTAACTGATGGTCGTTTTGTTGGTATGACATATAGACGAGAAGAACAAGTTGTTGGATGGCATGAGCATATTATTGGTGGATCATTTGGATCTGGAAATTCTGTTGTAGAAAGTGTTGCTGTTGTTCCCGGTGATCTTAATGAGGATAATGTCTACCTAGTGGTCAAAAGAACTATTAATGGTGCAACGGCTAGATATATAGAAACTTTTTCTTCATTTGATTTTGGAACTGACATTGAAGATGCTTTCTTTGTAGATAGTGGTTTAAGTTATACTGGATCTGCTGCAACTAATATATCTGGTCTTAATCATTTAGAAGGGCAAAGCGTTTCTATTTTATCTAATGGTGCAACACATCCTAAAAAAACAGTTTCTTCTGGAGCTATTACTTTAGACAGAACAACTACCAAAGCTCATATAGGTATAGGGTTTGATTCAATATTACAAACTATGAGAGTTGATGCGGGCGGCACAGAAGGAACTGCACAAGGTAAAATAAAAAGAATACATGATATTACTCTTAGATTATTTAGAACTGTTGGAATCCAAGTAGGTAGTTCAGAAAGTGAAATAGATAGAATACCTTTTAGAAGCTCCGCAGATGCTATGGGTTCAGCGTTATCTATGTTTAGTGGTGATAAAGAAGTAGAATTTAGAGGTGGCTTTGATAATGATGGTTTTATTGTAGTTAAACAAAATCAGCCATTACCTACAACTATACTTGCAATATTCCCAAGGCTGCAAACTTTCGATCAATGATTGTTGCAGATTATAAGCCAGAACATGGCAAAGAAATTTTAGATGGTAAAATGAATAAAGGTGCGCCGCACCACATAACTAAATATTTAGATTTTGCAGAAAGTTTATATGTACCTGGTCAATCGTTTAGCGCCATTGATAATGGTCATTTAATAGCTTGCGGTGGCATTAAACAATTATGGCCTGGTGTAGCTGAAGTATGGTTTTTATCCACAGATAAAGTGCATCACCAAGTAAGGCCAATAGTAAAAATAGTTTTTAAATATTTAAAATTATTAATAGAAGAACAAAAGCTAGTTCGTATTCAATCAGCAGTTAGAGCAGATTGGCCAGAAGCTCAGAGGTTTGCTCAATTTATTGGTTTAGAAAATGAAGGCCTTATGAAGAAATATGGTCCTGATGGCAGCGATTATTTTAGATTTGCAAAGGTATTTTAATGGGTATTGAAGCGGCAATAGCATCAACTATAGTTACGTCAATAGTAGCGGCTAATGGAGCAAGAGCTGTTGGCAAACAACAAAAAGCAGCGAATGATTTTAATGCAGATATAAATGAACGTAACGCTTTAGCAGACGATCAAAAAGTCACTCAGCTAAAACTTGTAAATGGCTTAGAAGTTAACAAGTTTAAAAAAGAATTTTCAGATCTGCAAGATGCCACTATGCAGGCGTTTCGTTATAATGGATTTGTTGCAGATGGAGGTACACCACTCAAAGTAGCTTTGGCTAATGCTCAAGCAGCTGATGAAGAAATTGCTATTATGAAATATAACGCAGAAGTTGGTGTGCAGGAGATTGAAGAAAGCGCAACACAAAATAGGATGCAGGCAAGTCTTAATAGATTGTATGGAAGAAATGCAATGGCAGCTGGAAATATAAATGCTGGAACAAGCTTGCTATCTGGATTTACAAGTGCAGCCAATATGCAGACTACTTTTAACCAAAATCAACAACTCCTAAATAAGAAGTATGGCTAATGAGAGTACCTACATATAAAACACAAAATACATTAACAACAAAAACTGGAAGTAATCAGTTATCTGTCAAAGCTAATCCAGGGCAGTTTGCTCAGACTGGTCAAGCTGTAGCGCAACTTGGTCAAGTTGGACAAAGAGCATCTTTAAATGCACTAAGCACAGCTCAAAAAGCAAAGCTACAATTTCAAGAAATGGAATTAAAGAATACATTTGAAGCAGAAAAAGAAGCTGCAATATTAGCGTATAATAAAGGATTAGTTGATTTTCAGATAAAAGCTAAGACAAAAGATCCATATAAAGCAGATCAATTTTTCTCTGATAAAGCTAAAGGTTTAAAAGACAAGCTATTAAAAAACTTTACAAGTGAAGCTGCTAAAAAAGATTTTATAGCTAAATCAGAATTTGATTTTTTAAATAAAAGTGTTTCAGTAAGAACTTCATCAGCAACTAGGCGTATTGACGATCAAGCTTCAGTTTATGTCGCAAGAGTTGAACAATTAGAAAGTATGGCTGTTTCTGGAAACGCCGCTGAAAAAGCCGCTGCATTATCCTTACTTCATGGAAAGAATGGTATTTTTGATAAATTAGTTGGTTTAGGTTATTGGACGAAAACAAATGGAGAAATAAAAAAAGCAGCCTCTAAAGAAAATATTTTGAAAAATACAATAACAAATAATTTTCAAAAACTTCCAACAATAGAAGAAAAAAGATCTTATCTTGAAACTCTTGAAAAAAATCCACCGCCTGCTTTAGGTGTTGTCGGCACAAGAACAATAATTAGTAACTTACGATCAGATATTACCAGAGCTGAAAGTATTATAAAAAAAGAAGCTACAGTTCTAAAATCAGACATTAAAGATTTACAAAAAATGGCAACGCTAGGTGTTCCAATAGATAATGACACTTTTGAAAACTTTGAAGCAAAAGCTATTAAACAAGGTGTTTATGGAACTGAAAATCGAAAATTACTTAATGAAGTTAAAATCGGTTATTCAGTTATGTCTGAATTAAAAAAGACTAATCCTTTTGCTCTAAATAATTTAATAAAAGAATTTGAAGATAAAGGTATTAGTGGAATTGGTGGTGATGGTAAAGACACATTATTAGAAGGTGAAATTCTAAAAGACGCTAAAGAATTACTTAACAATATGACTAAAGAACTTAAATCTGATCCCCTTTCTTATGGTGATAAGGCAGGTATTGTTGATATTAAAAATATTAATTTTACCTCAAGAGATGGTAAAAATGCTATGGCAGAAAGGATAAGAAAAGCACAAACTGTATCTGGTAATTATGGAAGTGAATTGAAATTACTTACTGCAACAGAAACAGAAGTTTTGAAAAATTTATATGGTAACCCAGAAACAACCACAGACACAAAATTAGCGGTTCTTACAAACCTTGTAAATGGTTTTGGCTCTAAATATTCACAAAATGTTTTTCAAGAGCTGTCAATGAAAGGAGCAGTAGATTTAGCTCATGTTGGTGGATTAATGATCCAAGGCAATATTGGTGCGGCAACTCATGCTCTTGAAGGTATTGACTTATTAAACAAAGGTGTCAAGCCAGTAGACTATACGCCAACAACTACAGCAAGTTATTATACAGAAGTTGGCGCGGCTTTAAGTGAATTAGATCCATCAGTTCAAGCTTCAAGTGTAAATATAGTCAAACAAATTTATACTTCTTTGGCGAGCAAACAAGGTGCAGATACATTTAGTGATGAGTTATTTGCACAAGCTATACAACTTGCATTTGGTGGCACAGATAGCGGAACTGGTGGAATTGCAAAAGTTAATGATGAGCAAACTCTTATACCACCACAATTAAATGCAGACATTTTAGAAGATATGTTAGAGAAAATTGATGCTGGTCAAATCAATGATTTAAATGGAATGATAGTAGATCAGTCATTAATTAAAAGCATAAACAGAAAACAATACAATTTATATGCAGTAGGTGAAGGTGTATATAAGTTAGGCCGTGGCAGAAAAACAAGTGACACATTTGCTTATGCAACAACACCAAACGGAACTGAAATTGAAATAGATGCAGTAAAATATTTTGAAAAGTATGGTATGCAATAATGAGTTTTGCTTTTTCATCTCAACCTACGTTTGCAAACAGACCAGGTGTATCTAAAGGAGAGCAAGGTTTTTTAGAAGTTATGAGCCATGCTTATGACTATGGCAAAACAAACAATGATTCAACGTCTGAAGCTGTTGTTCTTGAAGAACAATGGCAACCTATTGTTGACATTATTAATGAAAAAAAAGACAGCCTTGGTATTAATAAAGTTTATAATCCTGGCTCATTATTTACAATAGGTATTTTTGATAGTGAAGGTCAAAAGTTATCCTATGACAATAAAACTAAAGAGATAATGGATTTAATTAAAAATAATTCAGAAATCTTACCAGAATTACAAAATGTAAATCTTGAAACAATTTATGAAAATGCAAAACAAACGGCTAATAATAAAAGACAGCTATATGATGAGTCTGTTGAAAAGACACCCGGCGCAAGTGGAGCTATAGCAAGATTTACTGGAGAATTAGGCGCTGCCGCTACTGATCCAGTTAACTTAGGCTCAATGTTAATAGGTGGCGCAGGTAAAAATCTTTTTGGTTTGATATTAAACAATGCTTTAGTTGGCGCTGCTTCTGAAGCATTGATACAAACAAAAGTTAAAGATTGGTATGAAACTTTAGGTCTTGATTACACATCAGAACAGTTTTGGAAGCAAGTTGCATTAGGTGGTGTGCTTGGCGGAGCAATGCCAGTAGCATTTAGGCTTGGCGGTAAAACTATAACTTTAACATCCGACCAAGTAAAAAAAGGCGTTCAAGCTTTTAAGGGAACTAAAGTTGTAAACAACAATGAAATTACAGCGGTTGAAAATGCAGTAGCAAGAAGCGAAGATGCAATAAATTCTAATCCTTTAAAAGATGATATAGAGCATGGCGAAAGATTAGCAGAGGCAACTAGGTCTTTTGAGAGTGCTGAAGCTCCAAATATGTCTGATAAGCCAAATTCACCTATAATTGAAAAAACAATTTTTGAGCCGCAAACATCAGAAACAAAAGGTGTAAGATTTAATCCAGACGAAATAGAGGTGGATGCTAAAACATTTCAGTTTAAAGAAGAAGCAGACATTACTGGTCAAACAAAATATTTTGATGGAACAGAAAAATGGGAAGATACTTTTTCTGGACAGATTGTTGTTTATGAGTATGCAAATGGTAAAAAATTTATAGCAGATGGCCACCAAAGATTAGCTTTTGCCAAAAGAATTAAAGCACAAGGGCAAGAGGTTGTTTTAATAGGAACTAAGCTTAGAGAAGTTGATGGCGTTACGCCTGCTATGGCTAGACTTGTTGCAGCTAGAAAAAACATTGCAGAAGGATCTGGAACTTATGTAGACGCGGCTAAAATAGCAAAAGAAAATCCAAAGCAATTTAAAGAGTCAATACCGCCTAGATCAGCTCTTGCAATTATTGCTAGACGATTGGTAAATCTAAGTGATGAAGATTTTGGATTGGTAATTAATGGTGTTGTTGATCCAAGATATGCTGCTGCCGTTGGAAAACTTATTCCTAAAGATAGAGGATTGCAAAACGCTGCTCTAAGAGTTTTAGCTAGAAACGCACCTGAAAATGAATTTCAAGCAGAGGCTATTGTAAGGCAAGTAATTGAGGCTGGTTATGAAAAACAAACAACTGGATCTTTGTTTGGTGACGAAGTTATTTCAGAAAGTTTTTTTACAGAACGATCTAAAATACTTGACCAGTCTATCAAAATTTTGCGACAAGATAAGAACGCTTTTGATAGTTTAGTTCGCAATGCAGACAGAATTGAAGGAGAAGGCAATAAATTAGTTAATAACGCTAATTTAGATAGAGCAAGTCAAGATAGCCAAGCTATTGAAATGTTAACAAAACTTGCTAATAGAAAAGGAAACCTTAGTGATGCCCTCACAGAAGCAGCAAAAGTCGCAAGAGAAACTGGAAACTACTCCAACCCTAGCAGAGGATTTGTCGAGTCTGTCCGAAACGCAATTAGAGATGGTGACTTCAATGACATCCGAATTGATAATATTGGACGCACTTTCAATGATGCAGCGCAAGTCGGCAAGGCTACGGATGAACCAGGTCAACAACTCGACAACTTCTCAGAACCAAATGGGCGAGGAGCAAACCAACAAGCAGACCAGCTAGAAGAAGAATTTTTTGGTGAGGCGGTTGACCAAACGTCCTTAAATAAGTATGATTCAAATATAGAATCGTCTATTGATGCTTCATCCAAAATAAATGAAGATTTAGACACACAAATACCCACAGAAATTGTAGATGATGGTCAAGGCGGTGTTACTGCTCGAACTCAATCAATTAACGAATTAAAAGAAGAATTTGCTCAAGATCAACGTATGCTTGACAGACTTGAAGGTTGTGTAAAATGAGTTTTGATGATTGCATAGTCAATGGTAATAAAGAAACTGATGCAGATGGCAAAAAACTTATTACAGACGAGCAAGCACAAACAGCAAAAGATTTATTTGCAAAACTAGATGCAGAATATCAAGGCAAAATGTCACGCGGTGCAGCGCAAGCTCAAGCAGCTAAAGATGCTTTTGATATTTTAAAAAGAGAAGCTTACGAAAAAAGAAGAAAAAAGCTTTTACAAGCTAGTGTTTTTAAACAAATTGAAAAGAACCTATCTGAATACAGAGATATAACTGGCAAAGAAAATGTTGGCAGAGCTAGTTTAGCTTTAATTGAACAAGACACATTATCAAGATATTCAAGCTTAGAGCAAAGAAAAGATGTTCATCATCAAATGGCAACGTCTATTTTAAGTGATGTGTTAGCTAGTTTTAAAAGAAACCTTGTTGGCGAAGTAAGGAATAAAGCCACACAGAAAAACATGGTTAGAGAATTATTTGGCGAAAATACTGGTGATGTTAGCGCAAGAGAGTTTGCAAAAGCATGGCAAGCGGCTTCTGAATATTTAAGATTAGCAAGAAACAGAGCTGGTGGCACAACTGCAAAAAGAGAAGATTGGGGGATGCCGCAAAATTGGGATCAACTAGCAGTTTCAAAGGTAACACCAGAACAATTTATAAATGACATTATTGACGATTTAAATTTTGAAAAAATGGTTGATGAAAGATCTGGATTAAAGTTTACAAAAGAGTCTGTAAGGCCTGCATTGCGAGATGTTTACGAAACCATTTCAACTGGTGGTGTAAATAAACTGTCAACAAATATGGCATCCAGAACTAAATCTCTTGCTAACAGACGAACAGATCATAGATTTCTTGTTTTTAAAGATCCTAATGGATGGATAAAAGCTATGGAAAAATATGGTGAAGCCAATGCTTTTGATACAATGATGGGCCACATAAGTACAATGAGTAAAGAAATTGCTCAAATGGAGATATTAGGACCTAATCCAGCGGCAACAATAAATTATTTAAAAGTAAAAATTAGGCAAGATCCTAATAGTTCTCAAAGTGCAGGTGATAACCTTGATACGTTGTATGGTGCATCTATTGGAAGAAACAATGTTCCTATAAATGGTTTCTTTTCGAATACTTTTGCTGGTTTAAGACAAATTTTGCAATCTGCACAATTAGGATCAGCGGCGGTTGCAGCAGTAACAGATACAAATTTTCAAAGAATGACAAGACAATTTATTGGTTTACCGCAGACTAGCATCATAAGAGATTATTTAAGAATATTAAATCCATTAAAAGCAGAAGAACAAGGTAGATTATCTGTAAGATTAAATTTGATTGCTGAAGGGTGGACAAGTGTTGCTTCTGGTCAAATGAGATATGTAGGAGATATATCTGGGCCAGAGATTACAAGACGTATATCTGATTTAGTAATGAGAGCAAGTTTTCTTTCGCCTTGGACACAAGCCGGAAGATGGGCGTTTGGACAAGAGTTTTTAGGCTTTATGGGAGATCAAGTTGGTAAAAAGTTTGATGAATTAGATGTGCCATTAAGAAACACTTTTGAACGTTATGGTATAGGTTCTGATAAATGGGATATAATAAGATCAACCAATCTTTACAACCATAAAGGTGCAGAATTTATTGATATACAAGGCATAAGACAAAGAACAGATATAGATGCAAACACAGCAAGAGAATTAAGCCTCCGTGTGTCTGAAATGATAAACACAGAAACTAATTTTGCAGTACCTTCATCATCTTTACGAGGCAGAACTGCGCTTATTGGAGATGCACAACCAGGCACAGTATCAGGTGAGCTTCTTAGATCATTTGCTATGTATAAAAACTTTGGAGTTACTTTAGTTAATACACATATTATGCGAGGCGTTACAGCGCAGGGCGCTAAAAGAAAAGGAATGTATCTAGCTGATTTTTTTATTAGCTCAACAATTATGGGTGGTTTGGCTCTGCAACTTAAAGAAATGAGCAAAGGTAGAGATCCAAGGCCAATGACTGATGTAAAGTTTTGGGGTCCTGCTTTTTTACAAGGTGGCGGCCTAGGTGTTTTTGGAGATTTTTTATTTGCTAATGAAAACGGATATGGTGATGGTTTCGCTAAAACTGTTGCAGGCCCAGTAGCTGGATTTGCTAGTGATATAGGTAATCTTACTATCGGCAACCTTGCTGAATTAGTTAAAGGCGAGGACACAAATGTTGCGGGAGAGATGATTAAGTTTGCTGGTAGATATACACCAGGTAGTTCTCTTTGGTATTCAAGGCTAGCTATGGAAAGAATGGTAGTAGACCAAGCTCAAATATGGGCAAATCCTAAAGCACGATCTTCTATGAGAAGAACAGTCAATAACTACAGAAGAAATTACAAACAAAATTATTGGTGGAAACCTGGTAGCGCAACTCCTACTCGATCACCAAACCTTGACAATGCAATGAGGTAACTATGACAGTATCAACAACCACAATAAAAAATAGTTATAGCGGTAATGGCACATTACACAGCTTTGCTTATGGATTTAAAATATTTGCAGATGCAGATTTAGATGTAATTATACGAAGCTCGACTGGTACTGAAACAGTTAAAACTTTAAATACACATTACATTGTTACTAATGCTGGAACAGATAGTGGCGGCAATGTTTTGTTTAAATTTAATACTGGATCATCTTCAGATGCACATTTCAGTTCAAGTGATTTTAGACCAGCAAGCGGTGAAACTGTTGTTATTAGAAGATCTTTGGCCCAAACACAAAGCACGGATTATGTAGCTAATGATCCATTTCCAGCTGAGGACCATGAAACAGCGCTTGATAGATTGACATTTATTAGCCAGGAGATCCAAGAGGAATTAGACAGATCAATTAAAATATCTCGTACTAACACAATGACAAGTACAGAGTTTACTACGTCATCAACTGATAGAGCAAGTAAGATACTAGCGTTTGACAGTAATGGTGAATTATCTGTTACACAAGAGCTTGGAACATTTAAAGGAGATTCCGCTACAACAACTTCAGCTGCATTTAAACAAAGAGATATTGTTAAATCAACGACTACAGCACAGCTCAACAATATATATATTTGTGTGGCAGATTCGGTTATTGGTGATGCACTAACAGACACAGATCACTTTGCATTGTTAGTAGATGCTGTAACAGCTGCATCTTCTGCAACAACTGCAACAACAAAAGCAAGTGAAGCTTCTACAAGTGCCAGCACCGCAACTACAAAAGCCAGTGAAGCATCAACAAGCGCATCCAATGCAGCAACAACGCTTACAACATTTCAAAGACAATATCATGGTGCTAGTGGTTCTGATCCAACATCAAACGTAGATGCTGGAGATTTGTACTTCAAGACAGATGGTTCTGGTTTAAAAGTTTATAATGGATCTGCCTGGGAAGATATAAAACCAACAAGCTCAGAACAAACAAATATTAATACTGTTGCTGGTGCAAACTCAAATATTTCTACCTTGGCTGCAAGTGCTGTGATTACAGACATGGGTTTATTGGCTACGTCTGATAATGTTACAAACATGGCAACGCTTGCAACAAGCGATATAATTACAGATCTAAATACACTAGCTACAAGTGACATTGTTACAGACATGAATTTATTAGCAACAAGTGCTAATGTTACAGCAATGGGATTGTTAGGAACGTCTGCTAACGTAACTGCAATGGGATTATTAGGTACAAGTGCAGTAGTTACTGATATGGGATTGTTAGGTACTGCTGCTGTTGTTGAGGACATGGGATTACTAGCAACGACTGCTGTTATAGAAGATATGGGTTTGTTAGCAACTTCAGCTAACGTAACTAACATGGCTACATTAGGTGCTTCTGGAGTTGTTACTAATATAGCTACAGTAGCCACTAATGTATCTGGAGTTAACAGTTTTGCAGATAGATATAGGATAGCAAGTTCTGCTCCGTCTGATTCCTTAGATGTAGGTGATTTATACTTTGATACAACAGCTAATGAATTAAAAGTTTACAAGTCAAGTGGTTGGGCAGCAGCTGGTTCTACTGTCAATGGTACTTCAGCCAGGTTTCATTATGATATAGGTAGTGCAGTAACAAGTGTAACTGGTAGTGATGCTGCTGGTAATACTCTTGCATATGATGCTGGATTTATTGACGTATATGTAAATGGTGTTCGTATGTCTACGGCAGACGTTACGATTACAAGTGGAGATACAGTTACTTTTGCTAGTGCTTTGGCTAGTGGAGATGAAGTTGACATTGTGGCATTTGGTACGTTTGCAGTGGCAAACATTGTATCTACTGGTGCATTAAATAGTGGATCAATTACGAGTGGATTTGGTAACATTGATACTGGCTCATCTACGATTACAACAACTGGTGTAGGTACATTTGGATCATTAGATATATCAGGTGACATTGATGTAGATGGTACAACTAATCTTGATGTTGTGGACATAGATGGTGCTGTGGATATGGCATCTACTCTTGATGTTACAGGTAATGTTGGTTTGGGTGGAGCAAATACGTCGTCTTATTTACAAGGTGTAGTTGGTGGTAAAACAGTTACAATAGGAGATGGGTCACAAGCTAGTTCAACACTTGTTTTAAAAGATGATGATGGTGTTTTTGATATTGCAACAACTGGTGGTACACTCCGTATCTATAATGACAATACGGAAAGACTTAGAATAGATGCCACAGGTGCTGTAACAGTAGCCAATGGACTAACTCTAACTGATGGCAACCTTGTAGTAGCAGATGGTCATGGTATAGATTTTAGTGCTGATGCTCATGCAAGTGCTATGAACTCTGAACTTCTTGACGACTTTGAAGAAGGTGTATGGACTCCAGTTTTAGAGGGTGCAAGTGGAACTTCTGGAGTAGCATATAGTAGGCGAGAAGGTGGTTATATAAAAATAGGCAAAAGTGTTACTGCTAACTTTCATATGGTGCTTAGTGATGAAGGTACTATAAGTGGAGCAGGAAAAATAAGTGGACTTCCATATGTTGGAAATAGCAGTCCTTTATATCAAGTAGCAACTATCATGTCAGGTAATATGTCTATGGACAAAGACCAGATACTTACAGGTATGCAATATGCTGGAAATGCTTTCATTTATTTAATGATTCAAGAATCAGATTTAGCCTTATCTCAACCTTCAGGCAATGGTATTTTTAAAGATAATTCAGAAATTGTAGGTTCAGTTACATATTTTACAAATTCATAAGGAGCAAAAAATGGCAATAACAAAAGAAGCAGTAATAGAAAAAATAGAAGTCGTAAGCAGTTGGAATGTTCAAGTTGCCACTGATACAGTCATCAAAGAAGATGGAACTGAAA